TTTTATAATGTGATTCTGAATTTCTTCCAAAGTCTCTGGCTTCTTCTTGGCGGTGCCGATTCCGAAGCCTGCAAGGATTCCGCGCATCTCATCGTCTGAGCGGACCGTGTCTTCCCAGCGAAGTTCTCGCTCAACTTTCTCGAAGTCGTAGTCATAGTACCCTTTGTCAAGTAACATCATTGTTACATAGTTCGCGCTATCAAGGTACCAGTACCGAAACCACGACCAAAAACCGAAGTTTCCGTATATGTGCTTAATTTTTTCGTTATGCTCCGACGCAGCGAATGCGCTTCCTACTTGCTTTCCTCCTTTATTCCCAAAGCGTCCGTCTCCAACATATTCATTACGCTTTCCAGCCGCTCTAGCTGCTGCCTGGCGACTTCGCCAACCGGTCTCATATAAAGCTCGCGTTCCTGCTTTGAGATATCCCAGTTGGCCTTGGAAAAACCCAAGTCTGCGCTGACGACTCCTGCTTCGTTGATTTTAAAGGTAGTTTCGTTGCCACGGAGTTGAAGGATGTGCCATTTTATCCACCATAGCCAGGGGCAGAAAATGGCCCAGTTTCCGAGAAGGTAGTAGGCGGCCTTCTTTGAATGGAGAGAAAACAACTTGTGTGTTATTTTCTTTGCCTCTTTCGCAGATACGCCCTGTTTGCCACGGACTTCCAGAACCTGTGCTTCTTGTTCAAGGAGAGCAATGCGCTCTTTGACGGCCTGGGCCACCTGGCGGACATTATATTTGCGCCGGCCAACCATAACCACGCATGGCGCACCGACAATGGTTTGATATGCGCCATTCAAAAACTTTTCGCTTGCGGATTTTTCCATACTGCTTTATTAAAAAGGGCGGGCGTAAATGCCCGCCCAGTTCGGTTTGGTTTTAAGACGCGACTAAGCAGCCTTCTCGACAATCATACCGGTTGCGAGAGTCTGGTTGCCTTCGTTGTCGCGGATGTCCAGGTTCTCGGCCAGCACAACGGCGTGGATGCGGTACAGGCCGTCAGCCAGGGTAAGGTTGGAGGTAATCTTTGCCTTGGGGTAGATCCAGGCACGGTTCAGTTCGTCGTTCAGAACACCGATAGGACGGGTCATCACGGGAAGAGCAGTGCCAAAGCCAACAGCAGAAACAGTGCCGTCGAACAGGCTAGCGATAGCGGTGCCTGTGATGTCAACGCCCTTGAGGAACTTCTTCACCATTGCCAGGGAGGTGGAGGCAATGTCGAAGGAGAAGCCGAGGGTGCCGGCAGTCACGCGGGCGGTAATCAGGTTACCCTGCTCGTCCAGAATCTGGTCAGTGTTCACATCCTCACCTTCCCAGGTGGTGGAGTCCTGGACAATCTGGCCCAGGGAGCCGGAACCGGAGCTAATGGTGAGGTTGGCCAGGCCCTTTCCGGCATAGTCAAGGATCTCGTCGAAGATAACAAGGTCTCCCTGTCCTGCGAACAGTTTGGAGGCGCTTTCAATTTTAGGAACAGCCATAGTAGTATCGTTTTTAAATGTTATTTCTTGTATGCCACTCTAAGTTAAGAGTTGTTACTGAATATCCCGAAGTAATATTCGGTGTTGTGGGAGTTATGAATCGCTGCGGAGCGTACTTGAAAAAGTAATGTTCGGTGAGAAGCCTTTCGACAACTTCGTCAAACTGAGAGAGTATCTTATCAATACGCTGTTTTTTGACAGAGCCGTCGTCATTCATCTTGCAATACAAGCTGAGCATAATAAACCCATCCGCGTAGTTTGTATCCATTCCAACGCCCCCGATGTCGCCATTAAGCATCACGACCATAAAGTCACTAGGAACCTCATTTGTCGGACGCTCCCAGTCACCGTAAACGGTAACCTCCTGGGCACTTCCGTCAGCGAGCTCAACATGTATGTTTTGCTCCTGCAGGAAATCCCGCAGTTCGACATCTGGATGTATGGAGGAAATGGGTATCATTTCAGTCGTAGTTTAATCTTGCGGAGGCGGTCAACGGCGGGGCCTATTGTGCGAGAGAACTCGTCCTGAAGATACTCGACATATCCAGAATGTTCTGGCATCTCGTTCACATCGTCAGCGTAAGGGACACCCACCACTAAAACAGCGCGAAGGGTCGCGCCCGCTTGACCAGCGGCGAACACATGCCCGGCCCTTATTAAAGCCTCCTGGCCTGCCGTAACACCGTCCACAATCTGACCCTTATAAGTCTGTGGTTCAGCAGCACCGGGAGTCATGTAATTGGCGGCAAGCATCCGGGTCCCGTTAAAGACACCGACAGCCATACTGTCATGCAAGTTACCGGAATACCAGGGATGCATAGCATCGCCTCCCCTAAAACCGGAAGCGTACTTCCCGGATGCTCGTACGTTTCTGCCATTATAAACAGTGTCGTATCGAGCGCCACGAGGCCAGTCCCAGTCTTCGTTGGCCATAAATTCGGCTCCTGCATCGGCAATATTTCTCGCTGCTTTTTGGCCGATATTCTTACCGGCAATCTGCAAGTATTCAGCAAAACCCTTGGAAGTCTTGCCCCATGCCTGCTGAAGGCCAGGAATATGTCCGCCGCGTACTGCCATTTTAGTCTCCTTGTGCCTGCTTAAGTTCGATTCTCGTGAGCTTTACGCCTGTCCGCCAGGGCATGTTAATGTCTCGCACGATCTTGACAATGGATTGTATCTCGCGGCCAAATTCCGTTGTGATAGTCACATAGTCATTGATTCGTATCTGGACATCCACGCCGGGGATAAAAAGGGTAGGATTTCTGGTCGTGAAAATCCTTGTGTAGCTGGTGCCCCCTTCTTCGTAGAGGCACTCGCCGTCGTAGATAGTCTCACGGACAGGATTGTCCCACGCGTCCTTCTCGCCGGTCGCCCGGGCAATAACGCAGCTGTCACGAAACTCAATGAACTTCATATCTCAAAGAACTCGCATCAAACATTTCGCTGGAGGAGTCCTGTTCCTCAATTTCGAATCCCCATTTGAGGCGGAGGGCATCGCCCATTGCCTTGAAGCGTGCCCTGTCCGCCATCGTAATGGTATATCCGCCGCGTGAAGCACGGACATCTCCGACTTGCTCGGAGTAGCCGCCACCAGCGAAAACTCCCAACACCGAATAGAAGATTGTCGAAGAGGCATAGTCCAATCGCTTTTGATATTCTCCTTCAGGGTCTTCCCGAGGCGTTTTATCTCTGGTCTCTTCGTCGATAATGTAGTCAATATCCTCGTCAAGAGGAAGCGGCTCCAATTCGACCTCCTTCGGGCTACGGGCGGAACGGGCCACCACATTGTCCTGCAGGTCGAGACCGGGCACTAAACTACGCAGATACTCTTCGACAGTCATAACTACTTCGTGTGAAGGATAAACATGTCACGAGGACGGGTGGGAACGCACAGCACGGTGAGTTCGGAAACCCAGTCCTGATACTTGGTACGAGGGTCGTAGCGGTACTCGATGATGCCGTGACCGCCGAAGATGGTAGCGCTAATGGCGCTAGGATCCGGGCGGAGCGGAACGACATTCTTCTTGATACCGACCTTGCCGGAAGGGCGCACCAGATAGGTGTCCTTGTTGAAGGCCCAGAGCTTGTTGCGGACGAGCTTCTTGTTGGTGTCATCCCACACTTCGACACCGCAGCGGGTCTTGTTGTAGATAACCTCATCGGCGCCGATAATAGCCTTGAAGGCAGCCTTGGTGGCATCGTCGGATGCGGTCTCAGCAATAGCCTTAGCAGTGTTCTGAGCGTCAGCGGTAACGCCGGCAGAGACGAGCAGAGCGGGGGTGAGCTGATAGCCGAGAGCGATAGCCCACTTGCTGTGCTTCATATCCTCGAAGAAGGATTCCTCGTTAACCTCGACGGTCACAGAGTCGTACACTTCCTTGGCGTCACGAACCATCTTCTTGATGTCGTTGACTGGATCGGAAGCGGAACCCTCGGTAGTCTTTGCGGCGTTGGTAAACCAGCGAGCATTGTTAGTAAGGGTGGTGATGTTCGCCTGGGGGATCTGAGCGCTGAAGGTGATGTTCTGGATACCGCGAGGGTTGTTCGCATCGGTCAGCGTCACAGCGCCAGTGGACTTCATCTGGCCGACCTGGTAGGAGATGGAGCCGATGTGGGCGTCCTGGATCTCGGACAGACCGCCGAAGAGCAGCTTTGCGAGATAGTTCTTGATGCTGTCGGCAGGGGACTGATTCATAAAGGTTGCAGCAACCTGGAGGTTCTGCAGAGTAATCAGTTCCTTGCGGTAGTCGTTTTCGCCGAGCTCCCAGCGAGCTTTCTGGCGAGGGATGGAACCGCTCAGGGTGTTGAAGCCCTTGGTCCCGAGAGGAATCGGGTCGGAGTTGAGGTCCACATAGGTGGCCATCACCTTGATCTGATCCTCGACCTCAAGCATCTTGTAGTCGAAGTCAA